AAGTCTAAACCTTTACCAATTAAACTCTTAGGTACTGAAATTTTCCAATCTCTCTCAATAATAGATTTATTACCTGTGACGATACCGAGTAAATCAAATGGGTCTGTTAACGCATCTATCGCGTTTACTCTACCTATAGTTTGTTGATATGTTTCTTCGGCTATTCGATATTCAAACTCAGTCTTAAGTGATTCCGCAGCAATTCTCGCTAAATCAGAATCTTGAGATAGAGAACCGTTATCTCCTTGAGGGTTTTGACTTGTTAATAATATAAATGGATTGTATGATGACGCAATAAAAGTATTATATGGACTTTTACCGACTAAGGCGGGTATTCCTTGACCCATATCTAAATTTAAAGTATTACTAAAACTAGTTACAGAATTTATAAAAGTAATGTCATCAATAGATTTCGGCTCACCAAAACCACCTTCAGGCCCATATTGGTTTTTAACATAAGCGTAGTTTCCTTCATCAGAACCAATCACCTCTACCTCTTGAGAATCAATAACACCAATATCATTTATAATAACTTCGCTTTGCCCTGGTTGTGACGCAGGAGTAAAACCATCACTATTATATGGTTGTAGATTTTTTACTAATAATTTTTTTCTAAAATTTTCAGTAGAATCAAATGATAATGGACTTAATGACATTTATATATTCTTTTTAGATAAATAGATGGTAACATAATTTTGTGTAAACTAAAAGAATAGATTTATACAAAGATACCCCACCAATATTATACTATACCCTGTCACCCGTTACAGACCCACCATACGTTCCTTCTTTATTAAGTAGTTGAGAACTGATTGCGGCTATTGCGTCTGGATTATTAATTAAGTATCTAGCAAACTCCTCCTTAGTCATAACCGAATTAGTCGGCATATTATCAAGTTTTAAATTAACTTCACCACTCACATTAAGGTTAGAATTAGATGCGATGGTACTCGTAGTTGGTTCATTAATGTTAAGACTTGAAGTATTTAAATTATTCACAGAGAAATTATCACGTTGAGTGGGTGTGGCACCTTCCCCACCCTCATTATTTTCATTTGTATTACCCTCACCTGTAACAGGTTGAACCTCCGTATTATTTGAACGGTCAGTAGGTGTTGCGGTCGAACTAGGAAAAAGGTCTTCAATTTTTTTCATAACATCCCCTTCAAAATCAAATTTCCCAAATTCTATAGCCGCCATATCGAACGCCTTTTGAATAAATCCATACGCCGCGTCCACAAATTTATCGGCCTGTTCTTCACTCACTTTTAATTGACTTAATCCCAAAGAAAACGCTTCGACAACTTTATCAGGTATTTGAAAAAATTCTTGTGCCCTTCTTCCTTTACCTCTTTCACCTTCTTCGTTCTCACCTTTAAGAGAGTCAATTACATTGGTACTAGACGTTACTAAACCTTCCGCGATATCTGTAAAACCGTCACCTTGTGCTAATTGTAGTCTAGTCATATTCGTTAGAACTGATTGAGCAGCGGCTATTTCATTGAGATAACCCATCGATTTTTTAGCAACATCTAGTTCATTCATCGCATCTTTAGCTACAACTTTTTCTAATGCCGTGTAATCATTGGCTGTCATATCATTGAAACCTTGACCAATTTGTCTAAGTGTCCCATCAGGCATAGTAATATCAATATTACCGTCTTTATTAATCTTACCAAGATTAGAAATTAACTCTTTTTGCTCATCACTTACACCACTAAGATTACCTAATATATCTAATTTCTTATTTTTTTGAGCCGCCTTCATAGCTAATTCGGTCATCTCTTGGTAACCCATTCCTGCTAAATCAGCAGCCTCTCTAAGTCGATACATCTCAGTCACAGGGATATCAAATTCACCCGTTTCTTCGTTAAAACTCACTGATGCTGCGGCCATACCAACAACACTATCTTGTAGACCTTCCATATCCGTTTGAGCCATGTGAAGTAACTGGAATGGGTCTCCTAGTTTACCAATGGCACCACCTAACATTTGGAAACCTGCCGCGGTTTCAATCGCAGCTTCAGGGGACATTAATTTATCAGCTAAATTAACAGTTGTACTCATATCAATTCTTAAAGCTTGAGCTTGTGCAACCATATTAGAAAGACCTTTCACACCATCTTTAAAATTATATGATGTCATTAACTTTAAATTCTTGTTAACACCACCCATAAATTCTGAGACATTTAAACCATATGACCGAGCTTGTTTTGTCATACCTTCCATTGTTTCCAATGTTTTGTCGGTTGTATAACCTAATGTATCAAATGAGGTGGCCATAGTAGCTAATTCCGCGGCAGACATATTAGCGGTAAAACCTAAGATTTGAAACGCCTCAATTTGTTTGTCAGAGAAAAATGTTAATCTCATCATGGACTCATTTAGGGCCCCATATAATTTAATATTATCTTCAACACCTTTTCCAACTAATAAAGTATTTTCTGCTGCGGCGGCGGACGCTTTTTGTATGGCGTTACCAACAACCCTTGTAGACCCCATAACCTCTCTAGCTGTATTCGCCGCTGCAGTATTATAAGCGGCTACGGAGTTAATAACTCCTCGTATATCGGTTAAACTATTTTTAAGATTTTCAGTGAACTTGATAAGAGAAATATCAGCCATTTTAATATTACTGGCAATATTACCCGTAATCTTCTCCATATTCTCTTTATCGTCAAACATAAACATATAAAATATCTTTTATTATAAATATCGTTTATCTAGATTTCTGTCGTTGTTTTTCTATCTGTTCATTTTTTTCTTGGAATTCAGTTGAAAGTTTATCAATAAAAAACTTTCTTTCAAAGGTGGGCATTAATTGTAGGTCTGAGTAAGACATATTAACATGTTTACTTAGATAATAGAACTCATCGAGCATAATTTTCCTATAGTTAGAAGAAAGGACGAAAAAACTCTGCCCCAAAAGTGATACGCATAGTCACTTTTTCTCCTGACGGGGCTGTAGTAGTTCTATTAAGGTCCAACTTAGGTTCACAATCTTTCATTGTGTTTCTAATAAATTTTGAATCCATAATAGGTAGCGTACTTATAAATGTTGATATTTTTTCTCTGTTTTCATCACCGTCAATAGAAACTACTATTTTTTCTAACCGTTTAGTAACAAGGGGTACAGTTACTCCGTTAGGGTATAAATCAGGTAATTCAGATAACTCATTAGTGTCTTGAATATTTAAAAGTCGACATACGACATTGACACCCGTTTTTGGTAAATTAAATTCAAATAAACCTTTTTCATTAGGTTTTATTTTAGGTTTTTCAATGTTTAACTCATCTAAAGCTACATTAGTTTCAAAATCTTTACCTGTTTTTGGGTCTTTTAATACAAAGTTATATTCAGAACCAAACGCAGTATTTCTTAAAAATATTAAGATAGCTTCAGCGTCTCCATCCAATAATTCGTTAACATTAAAATCAGGTTCGTAAATTTTATTTTTTAGTAATGTCATCACTAAGTTTTTACTTCCTGAATTAGATAGTAATAAGTTTTCATCCTGAGCGGTTAAATAACCGACTTTAAGTGATTTTTTCTTATTAGTGTAAAAAATACCTTGTGATGGTAATGGTACCACATCATGTGGTAAGTTCATATTTGCTTGTCCGTATTGTTTTCCTTGGTCCATAATAGTTTATTTAAATAAAAAACCATAGAAGTTCAATGACCCCTATGGTTTTAAATATACAATTGATTGGTTTATTATCAATACTTGTTTTATATTAGTATACCAAAATACATCTATCAGGACGTAATGTAGCAGTAATTGTAGCTAACGCATCATCACTATATCCTAAACTATCGAAATTAACATCAGTTAAAAATGTTCCTTGTAGAATCCATTTTTCAACCGCCACACCTGTTGGGTCTAACATCTCTAGGTCTAAGTCTTTCTTATAACCTGCAGCATATCCCATACGTCCTGTTACGGACTCTGAATGTAATCTAACCCACTCCATTAACGCTTGTGACGCTGATGGTCCAATTGGGTCACGGAATGTAACGTTTATCGTGTTCCACACGAATCTACCCGCTACGTATGTAGAGGTGTTTAAAAAAGGAATCTCTGTTGACCCGATTTGGATGTTAGGTCTTGATGTAGACTCAACATACCAAGAATTAATACCCAATGAAGATGGAAACGATAGTATAAATCGGTTCTTCCTTTTTGGTTCATAGGGAACGGGCATTTTCATTAATAAGTCTGCCATTGTATTTTGGTTTTATATTTCTTTAGTTTATTTAATTATAAATATCCAGTTTAAAAGTTTTTCTATTTACTTTTATTTTTTTTTCAGTAATCTACTAGAGCAAATAAAATATAATAATAATTATACTTCTTTTTTATCTCCTCCTTTAGTTAAATACATTTTAACTGGTTTATCTTTATATTCTTTATCTAAAAATGCTTTAATCTTTTCTACATTGCCTGGGTCGTCATCAGAAAACCCAATCATTGGTATGAAATTATTTTTTATATCATTCTTAAGAAAGGCTTTTTTACCAATTCTCTCACTCATTTCTTTAACATACGCAATAAAACTCCTTAACGCTTTAATTTTACCCTCCTCAGGGTCCGCCGCGTTACCTTCACCATATGTTACAGGATGGTATTTATTTAAATCCAAATAATCATTAATCATTATGGACGAATCCTTTTCTTCATCACCCGACATATTACGATACTTTTTAAGATTGTCAATTAAAGACTCCTTACTAATACCGTTATGGTTAGTCACTATCATATTATAAATCGCTTCACGTAATACCGATGGTGTATGACCTCTTGCAGTGATTATTGAAAAAATTGACCCCCCGTTTATTGCTTCAACAAAATCATTCCATGATGGTCCTGGTTTCGCTAATAGGGAATCGACTATAAAGGCATTGTCACCTTTAACTCCGAAATTTCTATAAGGGTCATCGGCATACCCCACAATCATTTTACTTTTATATTCAAAAGGTTCTTTACCAATCATACCCCTATAGTCCGCAAAATCTTCTGTTGACATTCCTACCTCTTCGTCTTCATCGGACAAAAGTATAATTTGTGTTGGCATAGTAGCAATATTATCGTCCCAATCAAAAGCATAATACTTTAAATCAGGATTACCTTCAGGGTCAAACCCTTCTTGTAATTTTTTTTCGTGATAAAATTCTCTAATAACCTTATTTAAACTCATTTCTCTACTTAGTTTTTTTTATTAATTTTTACCATTAGTCTTTCTAGTTGTGACTCAGATATTACAATATTCTGAGGTTTTTTAGAAAAAGACTTTTTTCCGTCAGACTTTACGTTTAACGACTCGTTAAGTGTTTTTTTCTTGAATTCCATTTTATTTTTGTTTAAACGTTTAATTGGCTAAGAGGAGGGAATTAACCCTCCTCCTTAATATAAATATAGTTAGTTATTAAATATCTTCAAAAGATGCTCCTGTAGGAGTAATCAAGAATTCAATATCTATAAATTCAAGTGCTCTTGTTGGTTTCAAGTAAATTTTACCTGTTAACGTATTAGAGTCTAAATCTTCAGGTGTGTTTGAAACTGTAACTCTAAAGTCAATCAAACCTCTGTCTCTTCTAATACTATCTAATATAGGATTAACTGAGTCTAAGAACTCTTGCCTAACTTGTTCATCGTTTTGTTCGAATAACAATCTTACCGCTACTGCCGAAATTAACTTACGTGCTTGTAGTAATAATCTTCTAACATTTATTCTATCAAGTGCAGATTCTTTAATCTGTAAAGTTTTGTTACCCCAAATAACTGTACCGACATCAGAGAAGGTTGCAATTGGGTTTAATCTACCTTGATAAAGTGTGTCTCTATCTTCTTGTGTTAGTTTTTTACGTGCTTTTACAGAATTTACTAAACCTCTTGTATAACCCGCCGATGCGAACCATGGGAAAGCAATATTATCTGTTAAAGCTAAGTTTCTAACAACCTCACCTGTTGGTGGAAGATAAATCTGTGTATTATTAACCGTATCTCTTGTAAGAATCCATGGATAATAAGTTGCAGTGTAGTTAGAGTCAATTCCTGTATCCTCTAAATTATCTACCGCCTCTTCAGGATAAATGAAGTCTGTATCGAAATTCCCTAAAGAAGGTGTAAACATCTGATAATCAGGTGTTGTACAAATATAAACTGAATCCGCTCTGTCCTGTTCAATCATGTCAATTGCCGACTCAACTAAATTTGAGTTATTAACATAATCAATACCAGATGTAGTGAACACGTTAATGTTAACTGATTCGGGATTATTGAATGTGTACTGACCCCATAGGTATGCGTAATAATCAGTGTTTGCCCAAGTTAATTTGTCTGGACCAACAATTTGTTTAAACGCTCCCCACCCTGTTGCAGTTGGGTAATTTATTGAAGGTGCAGCTCCTGCTCTAAAACCTGCCGCTCCTAATTGGTATCTATCTCCGTTAGTTCTATATTCTCTATATATGTCCCATCCATCAAAACCTCCTGATGGTACTACAGTGAACTTACGTGCGTTTAATCTGTAATATGGGTTACTTTCATTTTGAGGTTCTTGGTCAAAACTAGCATCACCTACTTCAAAAGCTGTTTCACCTGAAGTAACATAATTAGATGAAATCGTTATTACAGTCGCTCCTGAATCCATATGGTAACCTTTAGTTAGGTAAGACCATGGTTGAGAATCAGTAGCAGTACTCAAATTGGTAGGATTTTGTTTTCCTTTATATGATAAGAAATCTACATCTATACCAGCAGTGTTGGAAACACCTAAGTATGTTCTTCTTACTCTATCACCTGAACTTCTTGTTTCATTGTCCGTACCTGAAGCAGCACCAAATGGTGGGTTCCAAATAACTTCACCTGGTGTGTCATATTTTGTTTTATATTCTAAGAATGGTGATTTAACTCCTGAATACTGTCTAGTTTGATATCCTCTAAACCCACAAGGTAGTGAATCCATAGGTGCATCTTCATTCATTTCTAACATTATGAATCTTGACCTTAATTCAAATTCACCATTGGATGTACCAATTTTCTTAGCTACAAAACTATTTTGGTTGATATCCATAGTACAGTTAGTAAATTTCTCTAAAACTACAGGATTTGCATCTGTATCGAAGAAATCACGTACTACAACATCAAACGTCCCATTATTAAATGAGATAT